AGAATGTCAGGTTTTACCTCTTCATTGAATTCTTTACCGATTAGTTTCACACCAGTTTGCGCCTGAATAATCTTCCAAGCTTCAGCACTCTTTTTCTGTGCAATCAACTTCTTAACTTTGTTTACAAGTTCCGGTGTCGCTTTCTGGTAGAACTTCACAAGTTCCATAATACCGATGTTGCCGGCATATGCAGCCTCATTAATAGTTTCTTCTGTTTTTACACCATGTTTGAAGAATTGAATTCTTTCTTCTTGTTTCTTAACCCATTCTTCGGATGGTTTACCTTCACCTTTATAATAGGCAAGTGGTCGTTGTGTTGTTTTGGACACTAATGCCCATTTTCCATGGATTTGTTTTAACATATCATCCTCTTGTCAGGTTCAGAATCTTTTGAATCTGTGCCTCCAATACAGGTTTTCGATTGGGCCATTTGATAATTGGTTGGTCAGCCGTCTTCAATAATTTGGTGAGGAAAGGAAGAATAATCTTTTCAACTTGTTCGAGTCTCTGTCTGTATTCTTCTACAGTTTCCTCTTTCTCGGCAATAACTGCCTCAAACTCTTCTTCTGATTCTGCGGTAAAACCAAAGTCATCATCGCCATATTCGGCCATGATTTTGTTAATGTCATATTTTATATCTGGCATTATTTTCGTCCAAGTTTAAAGTGTGGTTCTGCATTTTCCGGATGTATAAAATAGGTTTTCTCACCATCAGTAAACCATTTTCTACCAGTTCTCTGTTCAGATAGTATCTTTTTTGTTTCAGATGAAGCTTTATATATTCCGTACACACCTCTATTATAAGAAGGTTTGCCGATTTTAGATTTACGCATCTTTTCAATACCATCAATCATGGCCTGTGTTGGGTTTTCCCAAGCTTTCTTTCTAGCTTGAGATATTTTTTCTCTCACACCTTCATGATTGTTAGGATTATTAAGATACATATATTTTTTTGCTATCTGATATACTCTGGAACAAGGATAATAACGTCTATTTTTTAAATCTTTAGGCTTTAGTAACATGAAATTAAATGCATAATACATCTTCTCTCTGTCAGACCTTTTTGCCAACATTTTTGTCAATAACCAGTGGCAAATAAAATGTGCCTTGGGTGATAATTCGACAAGATTATATGATTCATTGGTTCCACCTATTGATTTCGGTATAATGTGATGTTTTTCGGTTACACCATCATATTTTTTCGAACATATATTAAAATACCACTTTTTATATTTGTTTTCAATAAACAATTATTTTCTCCTTTGTATGCACCACTACAAAGGTATTTAGTATTTTTACGTTTGCGTAGATACGTCACTTATCCCAAGATTTTGCAACATTAAAATTGGCAACACTAAAGCTCAATCTGTCCACCAATTTCACGGCATTACCACGAAGTCGGTCCGTTACAACAAAACCTTCAGGATTTGTCACTTTGAAACCGTCTTCTGTTTTCAAGAATGAACCTGTAACCTGTCTAAGTTGTTGTAGTTTTGCAATAATCATGTTCTTCGATTCAACAAGGTCATTCTGCAAATCGAAAATCTTTTTAAGTTCACCTGCGTTACCACGGAAGAAACGCATAACTTCATTCTTCTCTTGTTGTTTCTTCTGTTTTGTTTTTTCCATCTTAACAGCAAGAATTTCTTTATTGAGTTTGTTTTCAACCCAATTGATGAGTTCCATTGTATGTGAACGTGTATCTTTGATTCTTTCACCCGAACGAACTTTAGTGTTGTTGAAGGTCTTAATCATGGTAAGAATTGCATCAGAAGCCGCAACACGATTCATTGATAATGGATTAATTGTTTGAAACAATTTGCCAGCACGTGATAAAATTTCATTGATACGTTTAGTTTCTTCTTCGGTAAATGTTGCAGTACCAGAAGCATCAACAAAGTATGCATCTCTGAACCAAACATCTTTAGTTGTTTGTAGGTTCTTAATATCGATGTTAAATGATGCCTTCATATCTTCTAAAGTTTTACCGGTGTATGATGTGTGAAACACCACACCTAGTTGTGCATCAAGCATTGCACGAGCCAACTTTGAACCGGAAGGAACAGCATAGACAATTGTGTTAGGTTGGAATGTGATGTAAGGAACACCATCGATAACTTGTTTATCAATGTCACCTTTAGTGAACATCATATCACCTTGCAGAACACCTTTAATGCCTAACTTAGGAAGATAACGTAATGCAACCTTTAATTTGACATTAAGACCTTCGGATGGGTGATTGTTATCAATGTCTTCGTCTGTGTAATTCAGTTTAGGATTCTTATTGAATACACCTTTAGTACCAACAAAGAATTTACCATTTTCAGGATTTACGCCAGCGAAAATTGCAGGTGCACCATCCCATTTTGTAGTAACGTTAACTCTTGATTCTGCATGTCCAGCAAGCATATCACGTAATGAACGTAAGAAATTAATTGCATCTCTGGCACCAGGAACACCACGATTTAGGGCCTCGTCCTCGATATGTTCGAGGTGGACGTTCTTACCTTCTTTGGCTGCTTCTGTTAGATATTCGGTAAATTTCATATTAACTATACTTTACAAAAATACAACTGTTTTCTGTGGCTGATGATGCATACTGAAAAATGTATCGACACAAATCATCAATCTTCTTTTCTTTAATCATAGTGTAGACCAAGTTTATTCCTATGTACTTAGACATCCACCAGGTTTTGTCGGTCTTTTGACCAATTTTTGCTTGCGAAACTAAAACTTCTATTTTTTCTTTTGAACCAGAAAGTTCTTTAAACATCTTTGCAAACTCTTTAAAGTCATTGTCCGAAGGACGTTCAATTGGTACCTGATTGGGGAAAGTCAACTTACTTCTGATTACACCAGTCGATACTGCACCTTCAAAGATAACCCCGCCGCCAATTTTACCACCAGCTGCGGTTTTACCTTTAATCTCACCTTGCCACGATGATGGAACAGGACGAGATGAAAAGTTTCTCAGTTGAACTTCACCATCAACACCACCAGATTTATATTTGATGTATATGTCTTTAGAGTCAGTCATTACTTGACCCAATTTGATGCCTGTAAATTTTGCAACAATTGGTTCACCTGCATTAAAAATTTTGTGGTGAGCTGGAGAATTTTTACCGAGTTTTTTTAGTGATATTCCCATCAATTCAAACTTGGCAAATTTTTCAAACATATAAGCATTATAATCTTGTAGTGTTGCAAAATCTGTCGTGTGTTTGTAACCTTTTTTTACCATCCAAATATCCGCTGGATTCCACTTATCATCACCTGTAATGCCACTACCTTGTTTGAACTTTCTCCAACCGTTGTATATGTCATCTACAAATTTTCCACCTCGGTAGAAAATATATTTTTTACCGGTTTTCGCGCCAGGAATGTCATCAAAAATTTGATTGGCTGTAGTAATAACACTGTAATACCAGTTTTCATCCAGTTCGTCAATGCATCGTCTTAGAGGACGGTCACATATGGCATCACCAATAGTCTTGTCTGTTATTTCAGCAACACTTTTTAGTGGTTTACCTAATTGTTGTCTTGTTGCACATGCATAAGCTTGTAGAGATTCAGCTAATGCCGTCACTTCAGCGCCCGCGCCAGAAATTTTGTTTTCTGTGTCGTTTTTAGTTGTAGATGGAATTCCAGCAATGGCCATAGGGTTACCCAATAAAATTTATTAGGTATTTATCCTACGTCAGTTAACGAATAATGTCAATAACTTTGTTGCCAGTCCAGACTTCTTGCTCTGTACGAATGCGACCTTCCGTCTTCAGTGTCTCATAACGATTGATAGCCTTCTTTCGCCACCACTCAATGATGTTCGACAAGTTATGTTTCTCATAGTTCTCATTTGGAATCAACTTGTCTGCCTTACCATTAACGAAATCTACCATATTACCAAAACCGTAATCGGAAATAAAATACCGTTTCTGTTCGTTAAGATTTTTTGCATTGGAAATCGTCTGGTTAAATTTTTCTCCTTCAGGTGTACCTTTAAGAGCAACCTTAATCATACTGATAATTGCATTTGAAATCTTTAGTTTACGTGACGAAGCATCTTGTGGCACAAATACACCGACAATACCTTCAACGTATTCTTTAAGGTCGGTGTAAGTCTTGCCGTGCAACATCGGCAGAAAATCGGAATCAGTTAGACCTTTGAAACGAATCAGAGGTTTCATACCATCATACTGTGATACTGTCTTAGAAGAACCATACAGGCTTGTAGTCTCAAACAAACAGGTGGTCATCTTATATTTGGCATCTAACATTCTGCGAACCTCATGTGAAGTGCAGATTGCAGCCAGAAGTTTACCACCAAGATAGTTGAAGCCAAAAGGTTGCGATGGTACGATAACGAAACCCATTGCGGCACATTGATTGAAACGTTGAGCACCACCATCTACTTGTGTGAATACCTGACCCAACATTTCATTACGTGGTTTACAATTGATTACGGGTGAACCAAGACGAATGAAACCACACCACTTCTTTGTGGTCTTTTCAAATACAGCCAAACGCAAACAACGACCAGGAATACTGGTCATGTTTGAGTGACTTGAAATCATATCAAGATAGGTGTCCCATCTGTCTTGCGGCAATTCAATAATTTCAAAATCCATATCCGCAGGAGACATATTGAAATCAGAAAACAAATCTTCTTCTGGTCCCATTCCAGGTAACGAGAATGGTCGTTCCGCCATGGCATTTAGTTTCTGTTCTCGCATGTATTCATCAATGCGATTAAACTTATCGAAATAATCCGAGAATACGTTTGCACAATAGATTGCTTGGTCTTTAGTTAAATCAGCCATGTAGTTTACACATCTTCTTCAAAAGTTTATGATATAGTTTTTCATCATGTTCGAAAAACAATTCATGATATTTAGCCAGCGTTGGTGAACTTCCATATAGTTGTTGTTCGATTACTGCTTCTTGAGCATAGGCATCCAATTCATCATCGTTGCCATAATATTCCATTTCATGTTTCAAATCTTCATTCACAACATTTGCTCGATATTGTCGCTGTACTTCAAAACCACGTTGTTCAAATTGATAACGGTGTCTCATCTCATGCATTAAAGTTTTAAACAATTCAACAAGTAAAACTTCAATATCATTTTCTGTCAAATCAAAAATATCATTTAGTTGGAACTTATTTACAACTATGTACATTTGAATATCTTTTTTGCCAAAATCTAAATCACCATCGAAAAATCCACCTACGGTGAGGATACTAAGAGCAGTATTAGTCTCATCGTAGGTGGTATTAAATTGTACATTATAAGGCTTCAGAATCTTACGAATCAAAGCCTGATATTGCTTAGCAGTTTTTGCACCTCTGAATTGAGGTGCAAAGGACATAATATAATCGAATAGTTCCTTACCAATCATATAACAATTATAACATAGTTGCCTATGTTTGGCAAGCCCTACTAAACCCTTACCCCATCGAACTTGGTATTGAATTTACGTTCACGGTTACCGAAAGTATTGAGTGGGGTATCAGGAATGCCAGAATCAACAATATCTACCTGTGCAGATTGTTCAGCATCATACAACCTCATCTTTGAACGGTCAACACCGACCACAAACTTTTTATACAGATTCGGATCACCATAACGATTCTTCAACTGTTTTACCATAATCTGATTCAACTGTTCAAGTTCTTCGGTACTAATCAGTGCAAACATAAAGTCGGCAGTTGCTGGCAGACCAAACGATTCAGAGGTATCTTCCAAACCAACATCAGAGTTTGAATAACCACTACGTGTCGTTTGAGTTGCAGATACCACAGGAACACCAGTCTCGACGGCGAGGCCACGCAGTTCTTCAGCAATAGACTTAATGTAAGTGTAAGAGTTTACCGAAGATCCCATCTTCATACGTGATGAAGCACAGATATTCAGATAGTCGATAAAGATAATTTCTGGTGAAAAATTCTTTTTCAACTTCAATTCTTGTAATAATGCTCTGAAGTGACCAGCATGGGCCGAGGCAGTAGGATATTCTTTAATGATTAATTTACCATGAGTCTTAGACTTCAATGCCGAAAACTTCCGTGCATAATCTTCACGAGGAATAACATGCAATTCATCCATAGTCACATTCAGTAAGTTAGCATCAATGCGTTCCGCAATCTTTTCTTCTGCCATTTCCATGGTGATATACAGTACATTATGTCCTTGACTAATACAAGATGCGGCAACGTGACACATGAACAGTGACTTACCAACACCAGTACCAGCAAGAGCGATGTTCAATGTCTTATTAGGGAAACCACCCTTAGTAATTTTATTGAACAGGTCGAGGTCAGTCTTAATACGTTTTTCTGTACGGTGGTAGAACTCATAACGTGATTCATAATCTTGTGTATAGTCATGACCAACATTCTGGTCAAACGAAACACCAAGTGCATCACTCAACAGTTTAGGAATCTCACCTTTGGCTCTCTTACCAGATTTATCGTCGAGAATGCCAACAGATTCCATAATCGCATTATAGATGGCCTTATCTTGACAAAATTTCTCAGTCTGTTCTACCAGCCAATCAGTCTGTGTTGGTTCGGCCTTCTTATCATCAAGGTCTTTCAGTAACTTAATCGCACACTGAACCTGTTCTTCAGTCAGATTCTTTTTCTCGGTGAAATTAATCACCAATGCCTCATGCGTAGGCATTGCCTTGTATTCATTTACGAAGTCGTGGACTTCTCTGAATACAATCTTTTCTACTTGGTCTGAAAAATAATCCGGTTGTAGAAAAGGAACAACCTTGCGGGTGTATTCCTCATTGTAAATCAGATTCTTCAGTATTGTTTGTTCTAATCGATTCATTTTCAATGATTATCTCTGTTAAAATGTCTCCCATAATAGTAACAAAATCTTCGTTACCTGTCAAGGAGTCAATTGTATGTTTGCCAGATGCAAGTACGCTGTAATCAAAACTCAACTGCGGTAAGTATGAGTCTTGATTCAACTTAACTAGGCCGTAGGAGAAAATCACACCGGCATAATCGCCGGATGTGATTTCTACCCACGTTGCATCATCCCAAGGAGATTGTTGAAAACGATACTCAATTTTCTTCGGTTTCTTCCAGAACTTTATCTTCTTCCAGAAGGCTACCATAGGAGACAGCAAATGTTTTCTTAACATATTCTCTAAACTCTTCACTTTGTAAAATTGGATCCCAGAACTCAGCACACAGCGTATCAGCCATACGTTTCTTATCGCCGATTTCACCAGTGTCGCGGTCAACCTTTGCATACCAACCATTACTTGGTTTGGTGACGAATCCACCATCAAGGGCAAGGTCCATAAGACCAGAGTATTTCTGAATGCCACCTTCAAAGGTCACCAAGAATGGGAACTTAGATTTCTCACGCACAAATCGAGACTTTTCAATGTTAATGGTAAAGTTCCAACCTACCAGATCAGTACCATCCTTCTCTTGTGCTTTACCAATAATGAATACTTGGTTTGCCGAGTACATACCGCCTGTACCACCAGACATAACTGCCTTTGAGTACATTTCCATTGTTTGATATGTGTGATTAACTGCAATACAAGGAATATCTTTTGTGGTAAGATGAGGTGTGACAATACGCCACAGAGATTTCATTACACGGGCTCTCGACATATCAGCAACAGACTTTTCTTCGAGTGCATCTTCAACTTCTTTCTTTGAAGCCAGATTGCCAACAGAGTCAATGAAAATGATTACCTTATCACCACGTTCGATTGCTTCAAGTCGTTTTGAAATGTCAAACTTCAATTGTTCAAGGTGTTCGATGGGAATATGCAGAACACGGTCAGTATCAATACCGTTAGTCTTAATGTAATCCGGTGTAATACCAAATTCAGAATCATAGAACAAACATACCGCATCAGGGTATTTGTTCATGTATGCCTTGACTAGAACTAAACCAAGTAGAGATTTAAAGTGTTTTGATGGACCGGCCAGAAAGGTAAGACCAGACACAAGACCACCATTTACTTCACCTGATAATGCCATGTTGATAATAGGCACTTCAGTTTGTACACCTTCTTTTTTATTAAAGAAGTTCGATTCACTTAGTAGTTCCGCAGATTTAATGGAACCAACTTTCTTCATTTTGTCCAATAGACTCATTTTGTTTCCTTTGTGTTGATTGTTTTAAAGTGGGGGACTACCCCACAGTTTTATTTATGGATTGTTTGGTGACTTTGTAACGTCAAACACGAATGTTATCCGGGTCTCATCACCAATATTTACCGACTCATGCATTTTCTTGTTATCGAACCAGAAGAAAGTACCAGGTTCAATGATTGCTTCCTGACCGTCAACGGTGTATTTGTATATACCTTGAATCGATAGGTGATATCTGTCTTTGTTTAGATAGTAGGAACCAATATCAATGTGTGGTAACACTTCTTCACCAACAGGCAAGGCCAAGAAACCACACCGACCTAGTGACCTGAACTTGGTTTTAATCCAATCAATAATCGCGGTGTGTCTTTCAAACGCAGGTGTGATAATACAAACTTCAGTATTACGTGAGTCTTCACCTTCTTTTGTAATACCACCCATGACCAATTGCAACACATCGACACCAACTCTATGTTGTACATGTTCACCATGTTCTACATCTGCATATTCAACACCAGTCATTTCTTTCTGTTGTTGCCTTAGAACTTCGGATGCACGTTCATCAATAGAGTTTAGGTCAGCATGTTGCATTTCACCGGTATGTTCCAACTTACATTGGCTATTCCAGTCATCTTTATGTTGTTCAAGTTGTGCCTTGATTGCAGACACATCAATTCCAGTTTCAATAATGCGAATATTACTCATGAGAAGAATCCATCAAGTGTACTGACCTTTTCATAATTCCAACCAATACAATTCAAAATTGTTTTTACTGGTTCGAGGTATGATTTATCAAATTGCATATCATAATCAACAAAGTCGTGCAGGCCAAATTCTTCAGGCAAACGACCAGGGTATGAAATCACAGTATCTTTAAATGGGTTTGGTTGTTTCAGATAGGTGAATTTCAACTTCTCACCTTCTTGAATCAACGGATACTTCTTATCGAGACCTCTCTGTTTCAGATAGTAGTTATAAAGAATTGCACCCTTGACATGAATTGGTGTGCCTTTCTTATACAACATTACTGAATCAGCATACTCTTTAAGACCGTTCAGACCACGTGGGAATGAAATCTCTTCTGGTGGTAGTTTCTTAAACTCTGCACGGAAATCAGCGATGAAGTCCTGAACTTCTGATTCTGTACCACGAATCATCATCAGAATAGTTTGTTTCATCTTCTCACGAATTGCCGATGGAGTCGAAGACTTGACCATTTCTAGGCCCATCACTTTTAACTGAGGTTCAGCATACTGAACACCTTCATTGTTATACACGTTTAGAATATAACGTTTCTTCGCAGTCCAGATACCTTTGTCAGATAGGCCTTCACGTTTCATCTGCATCTTCTGAGCAAACGCATGAACATAAACGGCAAGTTCGTTATAAGACTTATCGATAAACGGTTGAATTTTCTCTTCACAGATTTTATCCATGACAGAGATTACTTTTTGTTTATCAGATTGGTCAGCAACAAACTTGTTTACCATCTCACCCATACGCAGGTAGATAGAATCAGTGTCAGAAGCAATAACATAATCAACATTGGTCTTCAACAGGTTATTCATCCAACCATTCAACTTACCTTCGATCCAACGAATCGACAGTTGACCAGCAGTTGTAACGGCAAGAGCTTGACGCAGGTCATAGAAACGGAAGTATTGAGAGCCCATTGCACCATAAGCAGAGTTCAACGAAACCTTCTTCGCAAGTTGCAGGTTATCATAACGAGCAATCTTCTTCTTCAACTCATAACGTTTAGATTCGTCTTTTTCATTTTCAAACTCTTGCTTGGCAGCAAGCATCATCTTCTTAAACTTCTTACGACTTTCATACTGGTCTTCCAACATCTTTGGTAGAAAACCTTGTTTGTCGGTACGGAAGAATTGTCCGTTTGGTGTCATAGTAACCCCAGTCAAACGAGACAAGTCAATTTGTTTGGTTAGAAGTCTGTCAACAGAAACACCTTGTGAAATCACTTCACGCATTTCTGGTGTATAGTCTTCTGGCTCAACCAGCATCTCAGGGGATACGTTGTATTGCATCATGAGGTGGGGATAAAGACTATTCAAATCGAATGAAGCGACCCAATCGTGCAATCCAACCTGTGGTTCTTTAACGTAAGCACCTTCGAATCGGTCATCTTTACGACTAATCTCACGCGGTGGTACAATGATATTCTTTTCAAGAAGGTCATTGTAAATCAGAGCATCCCACATGCGAGTCTGAGCAAACACATCTTCAAAGTTGGTTTTGGTGTCGTATGCCAGAGTTAGTCCAAGTTCAATCAACTTCAACTTGTCTTCAAGTTTGATGATAAGGTCAACGTCCTTGATGTTATAGTCAATAAACTTTTGATAATCTTTGACATACAAATCATGCAGACTATCAAACTCATCATATGAAAGCTTACGTTCACCAAGTTCAACTGCAGCAATGTTATCAAGACGATAAGATTCTTGTGACTTGCCGCCAGGTGCATACCAACGGTACAGTTCGATGTAATCGTAAGTCGATACACCCAACATCTCATAAGCAATGTTCTCTTTACCCATTGCCATAACCTTGCGTTGATTAATCATGCGCCAAGGTGATAGGTCTTTGGTAACATCTTCACCAAGAATACGATTAAATCGATTGTAAATATACGGTATATCGAAGAACTTAATGTTCCATCCAGTCAGAACGTCAGGACAGTTATCTTTCCAGTCTTCAAGGAAACGTTTACAGAGTGTGTGTTCATCCTTACATCTGATATATTGTACCGAGTCATCTTGGTTATCATAATCACCACAACCATAGACTTTGGTTTCGCCACCGAAGTAACGAATACAAATCGCAGTAATAGGATGTTGTGCGATGTATGGGTCAGGGAAACCTTCAGCAGAATAGGTTTCGATATCAATTGCAGCAATAGAGATATGGTCTTGGTCCCACTCTACCATACCCTTTTGATTATCGGCAATGAAGGCATATTCATAACGTGTGTTACCATAGATTTTAAAATTACCTACGTCAGAATATTGTTTAACGAAATCACGAGCCTCACGAATGCCCTCAAATTTCATAGGCTCAAGAAAGTCACCATGCAAGGTTTTAAATTGTGTGGGTTTCTGTGCCGGCAAATACAAAGTCGGATTGTACGCAATTTTCATACGCACCCTCCGACCGTTTTTAACACCTCGATATAAGATGTTGTTGCCTACACTCAAAACATTAGTGTAGAATTCAGTCATGAATTAATTATACTCGTGGAAGTTCATTTGCTGAGGCAATTTGGATGCCACTACCAAAAACGGTGTTGTATTGATTACGCAATTCAACAACAGGAGTATTAATAGTCAGTACATCAAACAGTTCAATCTCAACACCAGATTTCCATTCTTCAGTAAATTCCAAGAAAGGTGCGAATGCAATACCACCTTGTGGATTTTGTTGAGAAGGTGGAACAGAAACTACCTGTACTGGTTGCTCAATTGAAATTGTACACTCATTCTCAGTAACACCACCGAGAAGTGTGTGGTTAGTTTTAAGTGTTACTAGCTTTAGTTCGCTCATACTGCAACCTCATAATTAGAGTCGAGTACCTCTAGAGTCACCCAACGTTTTGGAAACAACATCTCACGACCACGAAAATCGTTCATGTTATAATTAGGGTCTTCTACAAGACCAACAAGTTCAACCATATTGTCGAACTCACGCAGAAACAAATCATACTTAACTGCCTTAGGTAGACGGAGAGTTTCAGCGATTTGTTTAGCGAGTTTGTAAGTGTTCATTTAGTCACCTTTATTAACAAAGAAATAGTATTCTAACATAAGAAATGTTAGATTGCAAGCTTTATGTTAGTTATTTACCGACAAATTTACTAAGTTCTGGAGGTTTCCAACCTTCAGGTTTTAGAACTTTTCCGTCAGCCCGTTTAATTACTTTACCGGTTCGAGTATCAATCTTGGCAAGATTCGAATCTGCAACCTCATCCCAAGCTTCTTTAACTTTAAAACCCTTCATGTGACAGAAACCAAGAATAACCCAAATCATATCCATACAAGCATCAAGTTGTTCCACAACATCAGACTGTTCACGAGCCTCTTTAAATTCTAGAAACTCCTCTTCAATCAGACGTTCATACAGTGTTGCATTTTCCTCAGACGGTAGTTGGTCACATGCATCAACGAAACGTTTAACATCAACAGACATATCACTCATTACTTTTTCTTCCTTGTTTTCTTGACCTTTTCTTCAGTCACTTTAACGATATCATTTTTGATACCACTCGTTGCCGCGACAACTTCTTTAACCAGAGCACTCCAATCCCAAACCAATTTGACTGTACCATCTTTATTGGTTGTTACTGAGAGGTGGTTTCCTTTGGTAGCTCTTGACATACCTCAACTCCACATTTGATTAAAATTTTATTTTTCTTCCAATAACAAATCCTTCTGGAAGTTCTGAACCTTCTTCTATTAACACACTTTTCTTTAATTGTTCATTGTGAATCCATATTTTTCTTTTCCTTTGAATTTGGCCAGTCTTAACCTTTTTCCAATAATCCTTTGAAATTTCTTTCAAATGTCCAGATTCAGAATTTATTCTTCCCTGAATCTTTCCTCCAAGTTTACAAGATTTCAATCTCAATTCTGTATTTCCAAAAGAACCTTTCTTCAAAGATATTGTTTTTAGTCCACCTTTTTTGCCAGCAGAAACGCAATCCGACATTTTCTGTATATTCTTCATGTGGCCAGATTCGGAATTTATTTTTCCTTGTTTTTTGCCTCCAAGTGAACAACAAATTTTCATTGCTTCATCTGTCTGTCCGGTAAGAAGATAGTATGCACCCAAATCTTCTTTTTTACCGAATTTCTCATATAATATTTTGTGTGCGTGAGCATGTTCTTCTCTAGTCAATTCTATTAGATTGGAATCATCATCAGTGCCACCCATATGTTTAGGAATTATGTGATGTTTATGTTTCATAAAGTTATCGCCTCCGCATGAATAACTTTATTTATATCTTTATAACTTCAACTCCTGCTTTCCTTAAAAAATTTATTCCTTTGTTGCATTTATATTCGGTTTTATAATAAACCGTTTGTATTCCAGCAACAAAAATTCCTTTCGCACACTGTAAACATGGAGAGTGCGTTATAAACATTGTTGAACCTTGTCCACTCTCATTGGTTTTTGCCAGTTTACCCAAACAATTCATTTCTGCATGAATAACTTCTTCTTTTGTTGTTAGTACACCTGTATGTATGAACTCAAAGTCGTCTCCTGGTGCTAGTTGGCGGTTAATTACCTCTTCAATCTCACATTCGTTTGTCCAACCAGAAGGCATTCCATTGTAACCAATCGAAATGATTCTATCATCTTTAACGATGATTGCACCAACTTGCAAACGTTTCGCAGAACTTAACTGTGCAAAAAGTTGTGCAACATTCATATAAGCATCAACGAACTTCTGTTTCATATTCACTCAATAGTTTCATGTTAACTTTATTGCCAGATTCAATCGCTTCTCTGACTTGTTTTTCAAAAGAACTGAAAATATCAGACATGTAGCCACTCATTCCGTAACCATTTTTATAACAGATATACAAAGAACCACTATAATTTTCAAACTCATAACGGTCTTCAAACTCACGTTGATTAGTTACACCACTTGAAAGTTTCCACGAATCACCACTGGCATAACCACCATACCAGCCAGCGAATACTTTTTTGATAACATCACCATCATGGTCAAACTCAAGAACTACCCAACGAGCAGGTGTGTACTTACTCATAATCAAACCTCCACATACTTCAATTTAAATTCACGAGCACGAGACTCATGACCAATATAACCACGTGGGTTACAAACAACACGACACTCGCCAATCTGATAATCAAATGGGTTGTGTACATGACCATGCACCCATAGTTTGATACATGGACGGTCCAACATTAATTCACTCAGGTCACTATAGTATGCACCATTCATTACAGAATCATGTTTGTACATATCATGAATCGATAGAAAACTTGGTGCGTGGTGACCAACGACTACAAACTTTTCATTCTCTTTATCAGTTGTACAAACACGGATGTAATCAACCATCTTCTTATGTTCTTCAACAGAATCTTCAGGGCTAAATCTTGCGACTTCTTCCTTCATCTTCATGCCAATGGTGATATAGTTACCATTAGAATCTAATTCATACTTACGTTCACCAGTTTCATCTTCTTTGTAAAGTGGAACTTTGCGATACGAATAACGATTGGAGTTTTTGATGATTTGGAAATCGTTCATCATAGACCTAGTGTGATACAAGGTCAGAGAATCTTCCTTGTTCATATCAGTCCATAGGGTGCCACCAATAAACGTAACATCACCCAACTTGAAACACTCCCTATCGAGAATGTGCAAGTTGTCAAGATGCAACAGTTTATATTTTAGTAAGGTGTAAGTCTTAGCAATATCACCGTTGTAACTTTCGTGGTTACCAGCAATATAAACTACATGAGGGAATTCATCACAGACTTTCCGAAAGAAGTCATGGAATCGATTACTGCGGGTGCCTTCCATGATACCGTGAGGGTCATGGTCTTTAAGGTCAGACGCAACAAGAATATCACCTGCAAGCACAAGAACATCGGCACCTTCCTCATTTTTGAGGTCGATATCTCCGAATTCCAGATGCAGGTCGGAACACACAGCTATTTTCATTTTTCACCTAACAAATATTTGTTACTGATGGCCTTAAATGTCATGCCACCATTCATATCTTTAAACACAATACCTTCACGTTCTGTGTCAGCAAGAACAGACTTACCTTCTGACCACAGAAGCAACTCTTCAATTGTTCCGACACCAAGATCCTTATCGTCAGCAAGAACGGGAACATGGGTTAGTCCTAGTGTCAATGTTGCAACTCGACGTTCTCTTGGATTGAGATACTTGCCACCAACAATATCGTAAATATCAAATACGTGAAATTCAGGTTTACTCAGTTTGTAAATGTTACCCTGGATTCCAGGTCCAATGAGTTCACCCTGAATGGCAATATTATCACCAACTACGTTACGCATCTTTGCTTCGATATCATCTTCGATAGCAACCTTCCAGAAACTGTTATTCACATCACGGACTAGATCCATGTTACGAGAACACACACCAAACTCACCATCAATCAGATAGCAAGTCATGCTAGAACCTTCGAGTTTCTCAGTCACTTCGAATAGTTGGCCAACAACGGAAGCCTGTTCAATTTCCT